CCCCTGTTGTGTCAGGGGTTGCACTTCTGCAAGCGGTGGCTGATGCGGGGCGGAGTCGGGAAACTACACCCGAACCGAAAACCCAACATCAGGACACCTGAACAATGGCAAAGAAAGTTTCTAAATGGTTTCGCATTGGCGTCGAGGGCGACACCTGCGATGGCCGCGTCATCAGCGGGGATGACATTCAGGACATGGCCGACACCTTCGACCCGCGTGTCTATGGCTGTCGCATCAACCTCGAACACCTGCGCGGCATTCTGCCCGACAGCGTGCTCAAGCGTTATGGCGACGTGACCGAAGTTAAAGCCGAAATCATCAGCGATGACTCAGCACTGAACGGCAAGAAAGCGCTGTTTGGCAAAATCGCGCCGCTCGACGAGCTGGTGAGTATGGTGCGTGCCGGTCAGAAGGTTTACACCTCGATGGAAATTCGCCCGAACTTTGCCAACAGCGGCAAATGTTACCTCGTGGGTCTGGCGGTGACGGATGACCCCGCAAGCCTCGGCACGGAATACCTCGAATTCTGCAGTCGGGCGACGCACAACCCGCTCGCCGGTAAAAAAGCTCACCCTGACGATCTCTTTTCCGTTGCCACGCTGGCAGAGCTGGAATTTGAGGACGTGCCCGACACCGTGCTCAACAGCCTGACCGACAAGGTCAGGGCCATTATCAGCCGCAAGCAGGTCAGCGACGACGCGCGTCTGGCGGATGTGCATGAAGCTGTCACCACCGTCACTGAGCAGGTGCAGACCAGCCTGACCGCCACCGAAAAGCGCCTGGCAGATATGGAAACTGCGTTCTCGCAGCTGCAGCAGGACGTCACCCGCCAGACCGAAGAAAACGCGCAGGCGTTTACCTCCCTGAAAAGCTCTCTCGATAACACCGAAAGCCAGCGCCAGCCGCGCCGTGAACTCTCAAAAGGCGGAACCGGCGACGAGCTGCTGACTAACTGCTGATAACGCGCCGGGCGTGCTGCCCGGCCAGAACCCTATTTTGAATAACAGGACTATCCATGCGTAAAGAAACCCGCTTCAAATTTAATGCCTACCTGTCCCGCGTGGCGGAGCTGAACGGCGTCGGGACTGATGACGTGGCGAAGAAATTCACCGTCGAACCGTCTGTGACCCAGACCCTGATGAACACCCTGCAGCTGTCATCCGCGTTTCTGACCCAGATTAATATCGTGCCGGTCGATGAGCTGAAAGGCGAAAAGGTTGGTGTCGGCGTGAACGGCACCATTGCGAGCACCACCGACACCGCCGGGGATGATGAGCGTAAGACCGCTGATTTCACTGCGCTCGAATCCAACCAGTACGAGTGCGCGCAGATTAACTTCGATTTCCATATCCGCTACAAGCAGCTCGACCTGTGGGCGCGATTCCAGGACTTCCAGACCCGCATCCGCGACACGATCATTAAGCGCCAGTCGCTCGACTTCATCATGGCCGGTTTCAACGGCATCGAGCGCGCGGCGACCTCCAACCGCAAGCAGAACCCGCTGCTGCAGGACGTCGCCACCGGCTGGCTGCAGAAGTACCGCAATGAAGCCCCGGCGCGCGTGATGTCAAAAATCACCGGCGAAGACGGCACGGTCATTTCCGACGTGATCCGCGTGGGTGAAAACGGCGACTACAAAAACCTCGATGCGCTGGTGATGGACGCCACCACTAACCTGATTGACGAGATTTATCAGGATGACCCGGAGCTCGTGGTCATCACCGGTCGCAAGCTGCTCGCTGACAAATATTTCCCGATCGTCAACAAGACCCAGGAAAACAGCGAGACGCTGGCCGCTGACATCATCATCAGCCAGAAGCGCATCGGCAATCTGCCTGCCGTGCGCGTGCCGTACTTCCCGGCCAATGCCCTGATGATCACCCGCCTCGATAACCTGTCGATTTACTTCATGGATGACGCGCACCGCCGCGCCATCATCGAGGAGCCGAAGAAAGACCGCATCGAAAACTACGAGTCGATGAATGTCGATTACGTGGTTGAAGCCTATGCGGCCGGTGGCCTGATTGAAAACATCACCCTCGGCAAATTCGCGGCCCCGGCGGAGCCTGAAAGCGATGCTGCGCCTGCCGACCAGACCGCCGGAGAGTAAGCCATGACGAGCCCCGCAGCGCTTCACATGATGCGGGTCTCGGCCTCTGAAACCGCGCGGCGGGCTGCTGCTCCGCTGCGCAATGCAACTGCCTATGAGCAGATGCTGGTAAAGCTGGCCGCAGACTGTCGCACGTTAAAACAAATCCGATCCACTGAGCGTAAGGCCGACAAAAAGCGCGAACTGCTGCCGTTTTATCTGCCGTGGGTGGCGGGTGTGCTCGCGAACGGCAAAGGCGCGCAGGATGACATTGTCATGACCGTCATGCTCTGGCGTCTCGATGCGGATGACATTGCCGGGGCGCTGGAAATTGCCCGTTACGCGCTGACATGGGGACTTACGATGCCGGTCGGCGGTCATCGCCGTACCACGCCGTATCTGCTGGCCGAAGAGGTGGCACTCGCCGCGCAACGCCTGCGTGACGGTAAGCAGCCGGTCGAACTGGCAAACCTGCTCGATACCCTCGCGCTGACTGAGCGTGCAGATATGCCCGATATCGTGCGTGCGAAGCTGCACAAAATCACCGGCTACGTGCTGCGCGACGCGGGGAATCTGCCCGACGCACTGTCGCACCTGCAGCGTGCCATTCAGCTGGAGCGCACTATCGGCGTGAAAAAGGATATCGAACAGCTTGAGCGTCAGCTGAAACCGAAGCCCGAACCCGCACCGAAAACCAATAAACCACGCACGCGCAAAGCCACCGCTAAACCAGCGGCACGGCGCGGGCGTCCTCCCAAAGCGGCAAAAACCGCAGGTTAACCGAACGCTCCCCGAGCCGGGCGGCACGCCGGTCAATGCGGGTATCACTTGCCCTGACTGCGACCGGCGTCCACCGCCCACCTATTACCCGAGGTTGTCATGACGACACTAATAATTGAGCCCACTACAGCGCCGCAGGACGTGCCGGGCGTGGTGATACCGCCACCGGGCGTGAGCGAGCCGGTGATTAAAAACACGGGCTTTTTCCCCGATGTCGACCCACAGCGCGTGCGCGAAGAAATGCGCCTTGAGCAGACCGTTTCGCCTGTGCGCCTGCGCCGGGCAATCAAGACCGCCATCGCCGAAACCAATGCGGAGCTGCGCGACTGGCGCGACCGCCAGCTCGACGCGGGTCATGCCGCGCTCGCGGATGTCCCGACCGACGAGCTCGACGGCGAAAGTGTTCGCTGTTTCCACTACTTCAACGCCGTGTGCTCGATGACGACCGCCACGCTTTACGAGCGTTATCGCGGCGTGGATGCGACCAGTAAGGGTGACAAAAAGGCTGACAGCATCGACAGCACCATCGATGAAATGTGGCGTGATATGCGCTGGTCAGTGGCGCGCATCCAGGACAAAGCGCGCTGCATCGTGGGGCAAATCTAATGAAGGTGTACGCGATGCAGGGCGACACCCTCGACGCGATTTGCGCCCGGCATTACGGGCGCACGGAGGGCGTGGTCGAGACGGTGCTGAAGGCCAATCCGGGGCTGTCCTATCTGGGCGTCATCCTGCCGCACGGCACGGCGATAGAGCTGCCCGAGACCGACAGTGCGCCGAAAACCGAAACGGTGAATTTATGGGACTGAGCATGGAAAAAATCACGACGTTTATCGCCTACTGGCTGGCCGTGGCGCTGGCGTATTTCGGGGCGATGTCGCCCGAAAAGCTGGCGCTGTATGTGGGCAGTGCCTGCGCCATTTTTACCGCGCTGACCAATTTCTGGTTTAAGCGCAAAACCTTTCGCTATCTGCAATCCCTCGGACTGGATAAGGGGGCCATTCGTGAAATCAATCATTAAACGCTGCAGTGTGGCCGCCGTGCTGGCACTGGCGGTGCTCATGCCTGACTTTCCTCTGCTGAACACCTCACCCGAGGGGCTGGCATTACTCGCTAACCTCGAAGGGTGTCGCCTGACGCCTTATCAGTGCAGCGCGGGCGTGTGGACGTCAGGCATCGGACACACTGCCGGTGTCACCCCGAAAGGGGAGATCACCGAGCGACAGGCGGCAGCGAATCTCGTCGCGGATGTACTGAATACAGAGCAACTGCTCGCGGTGTGTGTGCCGGTGGCGATGCCGCCGCGCGTGTATGACGCGCTGGTCAGTTTTGCCTTTAACGTGGGAACCGGCGCGGCCTGTCGCTCGACGCTGGTCTCGTTTATCAAGCGTCAGCAATGGTGGCAGGCGTGCGACCAGCTCACCCGCTGGGTGTATGTGAACGGTGTTAAAAACAAAGGGCTGGAAAACCGCCGCGCGCGGGAGCGGGCTTATTGCGTAAAGGGGATGCCATGAAAGTGCTGATGATTGTGCTGGTCGGTCTGCTCGCCGTGGTGCTGTGGCTGCGCCACGACAACGCGAATTTATCCCGTTCTTTTGAGCGAGCGAACCGGGTCGCCAGCGAGCAAAAGACCACTATCGGGATGCTGAAAAATCAGCTTGCCGTGTCGCAACGTATCGCCAGGACGAATGAAACCGCGCAGCTCAGGCTCGCTGATGAGCTGGCCGCTGCCGGTGAGCTGGCGGCAAGGCGTGAAGAAACTATCACGAGGTTACTCAATGAAAACGAGGAATTACGCCGCTGGTATCGCGCTGAGTTGCCTGATGCTGTGCGCCGGTTGCACACCCGAACGGCCTGCGCCTCCGCCGGTCATTGTCTACAACGCCTGCCCGAGGGTGAGCCTCTGCCCGATGCCGGGAAGCGAACCCGAAACTAACGGCGACCTGAGTGCCGATATCCGCAGGCTTGAGCACGCGCTCACCGCCTGCGCGCTCAAGATCGAGACCATCAAAGACTGTCAGGACAAAACCGATGCAGAAAATGAAAAGCCTGCGCAAGGCACTCACTGACGCCGTACAGCAGTTAAAAACTAACCCCGAAATGATGCGCATCTTTGCTGATGAGGGGAATATCGATGCGCGCCTCGCGGCCTCGCTGTCTCACGAAAAGATTTACACCCTGAATGTGATCGTGTGTGACTTTGTGGGCGACCCGGATTTGATTTTTGTACCGGTGGCTGCGTGGCTGCGTGAGAATCAGCCGGATATCTGCACCACGGATGAGGGGCGTAAAAAGGGCTATCGCTTCCAGATGGATTTGAATGACGGCGACAGTGTTGATATCAGTATCAGCCTGCAACTCACCGAGCGCACGCTCGTCAGGGATGAAAACGGCGCGCTGCACGTCAGATATGCACCCGAGCCGCCTATGCCCGAACCGGTCACGCGACCGACCGAGCTTTATATCAATGGCGAGCTAGTGAGCAAATGGGATGAGTGAGTTTAAACCCTTTGACGATAAGCTGGCCGGGCTGATTGGTGCGCTGTCACCGGCGGGGCGGCGCAAGCTCGCTGCTGAGATAGCGAAGGAACTGCGCAGATCGCAACAGCAGCGTATCAAACAGCAGATTGCGCCCGATGGCTCACCCTATCAGGCCAGAAAGCGCCAGCCGCTCAGAGCAAAGTCGGGACGCATCAAGCGCACCATGTTTCAGAAGCTGCGCTCAAGTCGCTACATGAAAGCCAGTGGTCGCAATGATGCTGCAGTGGTGGAGTTTACTGGCAAGGTGCAGCGTATCGCGCGGATTCACCAGTTTGGGCTTAGAGACAGGCCAGGTCGTCACGCTCAGGATGTGCAATACCCGGAGCGTCAGTTGCTAGGATTCAACCCGACAGAAAAGGATGTTATTGAGGAATTGTTTGCTCAACAATTCATAATTTGAATAATTTAATGTAGAAAGAGTAGGGGCTTAAATATAAATGAGGATGCAAAAAAAATACATGACTTTGCCTAGGGAATCATGCTGAATCTTTTTTATAGCAAGGCGGCTCTTTTGGGAAGAAACCGCCTTTTTGTCACGCCTGTTGAATATCAGTGAATATCTTTTCGTAATAGTCAATGGCGGAAGAGGACATAAAGCTTCGCGGTGTTGCACGGAAGTGAGAAAAAGCAATGTTTTTATAAACTAAAAAATTCTTTGAATTCTGTTCAAACATTTGACATGAGCTATTAAACTGATGAAGAGCTTCAAGCGCATAAGCTTCATAAGCATGCCCTTGAATTATATATCCAGGGTGAGAATAAAACTTATCTTTAAGCAGTTTGTTAGTTAGTTTTGTTGCTGAGGTAGAGCGCACACCGAAACCATCCCACTTTTGTTTTATGCGGGAAATACAGAGTGGGTCGATCACAAAAGAGCTGTTATCATATTCAAAGAGAACGCCGCATAATCCTTTAAATATGAAAATCTGCTGGCCATTGACTTTCGATAATAAATTAAACTTATGAATGAAGGCTATCTTTTTTTCTAGCTTTTTCCAGTCGGAAATAAATCCATCTATCTTTGGGTTAGCTGCTAAAAGAGAAGATAGAATCTTTTTCAGCATTTTACTTGTCCAAAAATCGTTCTCATAGCTATATCCTAAGGTATAAAAAACAAAGTCATTTTTTATTAAACCATTAGATACCATTTCGTCATGGTCTCTATCCATGAAGACAACGTGAGGGTCTCCATCTGACAAAGATGACAAGTTTGCAACCATGGATTGAAGAGTCGTTTTTCCGCCCTCAACTTTTATCTCATACTTTCCATCAAAGAAATTGGAGATAATTGAATCATAATAGATATAGTCTGGGAGTTTAGTTATATCGTTACTATCTCCTTTACCTTCAATATGGAAAATAATACTAACATCTCTGACCGTTGCTTCTGCAAAAAGTCCGTTTGGTGTCCTTGAAATGAAATCTTCTTCCATAACCTATACCTTTAATGCGAAATCTCTTCTTCTCCCAATAACATCAGGAGAATGGGTGGCTAATAGAAACTGAGCGTTAGGATTAATAGTGATGAGAGCATCGACTATTTTATCTTGCCATTTAACATGCAGTGATATTTCAGGTTCATCAGCAATATAAAGAATGGGTTTGCTTTCGCTCAGATAAATCTGACCAAGTAAAATTATCATTTGTTTCTCGCCTGACGAAAGTTCGTTCAAGCTAATGTGACCATTTTTGGCCTTCATTACTAACTGATTTTGACTGGACAGAATAATCTCTTTGTCCTTAGGGAAAAACAGTTTAAATACCTCAAAAAATTCATTTTGAGTTCTAAATATATCATCTTTTTTCTTTTTAAGATTTTCATAATCTGCAATTAAGGAACTGGTTCTCCAAGCGTTAAACATAATTCCTAAGTCTGAAACCGAAAGGTTGTTTTCTTTTCTTTCAATGCTTGACATTACACCACGTAGTTTTTGGAAGTAATTTTCCAATCTCTTATTGCTACTTCCTTCCTTTTGGGGAGACATGAAGTTAGATATTTCGCGAAGGGAGGCTTCCTCTCTATCAAGATTGGAGTAATCGTTAAAAAATTTAAGCTCATCTATTCCAGGGACTTCAAGTAATTTATTGAATATATCTCTTTGGAAATTGCTGGCTATTTTGTTGTAAATTTTTGAGTGTCTTGAAAATCTGCCAACAAGCTCATTTTTTATGATGTCTAGTTTGTTATTTACTGGATCGGAAGGCGAATCGGAAAAAGGATCATGTTCATATTCCCTTCTCCTCGTTCTAGATAGCGGCAAAAAATCTATCGATGAAAATTTAGAGATCATGCTCTTAGCTTCATCAATCCTTTGGTCCATTACGTAATTATATTCATCATCCTCTAAGTTAAATGTAAAAACATCCCCTTCGTAATTTATGGAGAATTTAACATTCGTCTTACTTGTTTTCTCAACTCTAATCATCTCTCCTTTTGTGAATAAAATAGCTAATTCACTAAATGGCATGGCAAGCAACTGGCCAACATCAACTGAAAGCGCATTACTTATGATGTTAATTATGGTGGTTTTCCCAGACCCATTAACCCCTATTAGAAAGTTAATGGACTCATTTAATTGCAGGTGTACATTTTTGTAGCCCCACATCTTTTCAATAAAAATAGCATCTATTTTACTCATCTTTTAATTCTCCAATATAACTTTTGTGTATAATCCCTAAATTGAACGTTTTTTTAAGTGGGTCTCCATCTTTACCAAAAAATAATGGTTGGCTATATTCATTAATCACAGTCCCGTACCTCTTGTATTTTGGTTGTGAGTCTATAATCTCAACATAGTTGAAATTTCTGATGCCAAACTGGCGATTTGTTGAACAGTTTTCTGTAAGAGCTACCGTCAGGAGTTCCAAAAAACTAGTAATTGTTAACTCTTGCTCGTTCATAACAGGTTGACAGCCACTCATTGTCCTTTCCCATCGTAACGGATTGCCTCCTATCCCTATTGAGGATTTTATCGGCCCAAGTATAGTTGCGACTTATGCAATAGTCAGCAACGATTTGTTATTGACCCATATAGCTGTTCAGAGAAGCTAGTATGTCTGTAACATTTGATATTGCTTTAGACTATCACCATGTCTTCTCAACGTTCGCTTTTCATCCTACAAGATTTAACAGTCAATATGTTGCGCAAACACTTATGATTAGGGCTTCCATCAACCTGCATATAATTCTAAAACTCCTTTTATGAGCCTTTGCACCTAACCGAAAAAGTGCGAAGGCTCAGTTTAGGAATGTACATGAAACGCAATCGTCTGGTTTGGGCGCTTTTTGAAAAGTCTAACTAAACGTTGCCAAAAAGCGCTTAAAAGGAGCGTTTTGATTCGTAGCATGTTGTTTCAGGCCCTACAAAACCCCGCTCGATTGCCGCTGGCCTTGCCCGGCGGCATCCTTCCCTCATGAAAAATCTAACTTCTCTGCAGGATATCGCCCGGGCGATCCGCAACCTTATCCGTACCGGCATTGTGACCGACGTCGACCCCGTCGAAGGGCTTTGTCGCGTCCAGACCGGCGGGATGCAAACTACGTGGCTTAACTGGCTGACCTCTCGCGCCGGTCGCTCGCGGGTGTGGTGGGCTCCTTCCGTTGGTGAGCAGGTGCTGATTCTGGCTATTGGGGGTGAGCTCGATACGGCCTTTGTGCTGCCCTCCATTTTTTCTGATGACAACCCCGCGCCGTCTGCCTCACCTGATGCGTTTCACATTGCCTTTCCTGACGGGGCGGTTATCGAGTACGAACCCGACAGCGGGGCGCTCACCGTATCAGGCATTAAAACCGCCGACGTCACCGCGTCGGATTCCATTACCGCCACCGTGCCGGTGGTGCTGGTGAAAGCCTCAACCCGTATCACGCTCGATACACCCGAGGTGGTGTGTACCAACAAGCTCATCACCGGGACTCTCGAAGTGCAGAAGGGCGGGAAAATGTATGGGGATATCGAGCACACCGGCGGGAAACTGACCTCCAACGGCGTGCAGGTTGATGACCACGACCACGGCGGCGTGAAGCGCGGCGATGACAGAACGGTGGGGACACAATGACGGTGCGATATCTCGGTATTAACAGCCACACCGGGCTCAGTATTTCTGAGGCCGATCACATCAGGCAAAGCGTGCGCGACATTCTGGTCACGCCGGTTGGCTCGCGAGTGATGCGCCGTGAATACGGCTCGCTCCTGTCAGCGCTGATTGACCAGCCGCAGACCCCGGCGCTGCGCCTGCAGATTATGGCCGCGTGTTATTCCGCGATCCAGAAGTGGGAGCCTCGCGTCACCCTCTCGACCATCACCTTTGAACGCGGTGAGGATGACGGGGCGCTGTATGTCGATATTACCGGCACGCGCACCAACTCAAACCAGCCTTTTTCCCTCACTATTCCACTGAGTTAAACGCTATGGCTATTGTTGACCTGAACCAGCTCGCCGCGCCCGATGTCGTGGAAGAGCTGGATTTTGAAACCATCCTGACCGAGCGCAAGGCGACGCTGGTCTCGCTTTATCCCGTAGACCAGCAGGAGGCGGTCGCGCGCACGCTGACGCTTGAATCTGAGCCGATTGTGAAGCTCCTGCAGGAGAACGCTTATCGTGAAGTTATCTGGCGACAGCGTGTCAATGAATCGGCGCGTGCGGTGATGCTGGCTTACGCCGCCGGGCATGACCTCGATAATCTCGGAGCAAACTACAACGTCGAGCGCCTCGTTATCACGCCAGCCGATGAGACCACGCTGCCGCCGACACCCGCCGTGATGGAATCAGACACCGACTATCGCCTGCGCATTCAACAGGCCTTTGAGGGAATGAGCGTGGCCGGGTCGACCGGCGCGTATCAGTTTCATGGCCGCAGCGCTGACGGGCGGGTCGCCGATATTTCGGTCATCAGCCCGGAACCAGCCTGCGTCACCGTGTCAGTGCTGTCCCGCGAGAATAACGGCGCGGCGTCCGACGAGCTGCTCGCCGTGGTGCGTGCCGCGCTGAACGATGAGGATGTGAGGCCAGTCGCTGACCGCGTGACCGTCCAGTCAGCGACCATTGTCGACTACACCATCGACGCGGCGCTTTATCTTTACCCCGGCCCCGAAAGCGAGCCGGTGCTCAGTGCGGCAAAAGCGAAGCTGCAGACCTATATCAGCGCGCAGCACCGGCTCGGGCGGGATATCCGCAAATCCGCCATTTTTGCCGCGCTCCACGTCGAGGGGGTGCAGCGTGTCGAGCTGGCCGCGCCGGTGGCCGACATCGTGCTCGATGATACGCAGGCGTCTTATTGCACCGCGTACAGTGTGACGGTCGGGGGTAACGATGAGTAATAACCGACTGCTGCCGGTCGGCTCGTCACCGCTTGAGGTGGCGGCGGCGCGCGCCTGTGCGGATATCGAAAATACCCCCGTCCCGCTGCGCCGTCTGTGGAACGCTGACACCTGCCCGGCGAACCTACTGCCGTGGCTGGCGTGGGCGTTTTCGGTTGACCGCTGGGATGAAAGCTGGCCGGAAGAAACGAAACGCGAGGTGATCCGCAGCGCGTGGTTTATCCATGCGCACAAAGGGACGATAGGCGCGGTGCGTCGTGTAGTGGAGCCGCTCGGGTATCTGATTAACGTCACGGAGTGGTGGGAAACGAACGACCCGCCCGGCACGTTTCGCCTCGATATCGGCGTGCTGGAGACCGGCATCACCGAGGAAATGTATTACGAAATGGAGCGGCTGATTGCCGATGCCAAACCCGCCAGCCGTCATCTTATCGGTCTGAATATTATTCAGGATATTCCGGGTCATCTGTATTACGGCGCGCTGACCTATGACGGCGATATCACCACGGTTTACCCCGGATAAGTGAGAGCAAAATGACAGTAAAATATAAAACCGTTATCACCCGAGCCGGTGCGGAGAAACTGGCGGCGGCGAGCGTCCCGAACGGGAAAAAAGTCAATTTCGTGGCGATGGCCGTCGGGGATGGCGGCGGCAAACTGCCCGAACCGAACGCCAGTCAGACAAAACTGGTCAATGAGGTCTGGCGTCATGCGCTGAATAAAATCAGCCAGGACAAAAAGCACAAAAACTATGTCGTCGCGGAGCTGGTGATTCCGCCAGAGACCGGCGGTTTCTGGCTGCGTGAAATGGGGCTTTACGATGACACCGGCACGCTGATTGCGGTCGGTAATATGGCAGAGAGCTACAAGCCCGAGCTGGCGGAAGGGTCGGGACGCGCGCAGACCCTGCGAATGGTTATCATGGTGAGCGATATCGA